TCATGTGCGCTACCGCTTCGGGAGCGAGCGCGCGCGCGCCAACGTAGCGCGCAGCGATGCGCGTCTGAATGCGCGCGCGCACTTCGTGCGTGAGGATGCCTAGCGCGTCGGCCTCTGCCCATGCGCGGTCGAACGCGCGCCGGTACAGACTGCGCGTGAGCTTCGGGCCGACGTTCGCGGCGTATCCGGCGTTCACGATGCGCGTGATCAGGCGTTCGGTCACGATCGTGGTTGCATCCTGCGAGGTCGCCTTGCCGCGCTTCAGACGCCACCAGGTGATCAGAGCGGACGGCTTGTGCGGGCGTCCGAAGGTGATCACCACGTGCCACGCAACGGCCGCGAGGAGCGGCCACAGGGCGAAGATGACACTGCCGCCACCCCACCATGCAACGGTGCTCATGAGTGCCGCCATGAGCCACACACCGGCCTCGTAGCGGTTGAATCCTTCGCCCTTCGTCATGTGCCAGAGCGACAGAGCCCCGAGGATCGCAAGGAACGCTTCGAAGACGACGACGACGCTGATCGCCGTGTCGAGCGAGTGCAGGCCGACGCGGTGCAGTGCAGTGATGGATGCGTGCGCGCTCAAGTTCGTCGCGGCGAGCGCGACGAGCGCGACACCGCTCAAGAGCGCGATGCGCAGGCGCGCATCCGCGCGCGCACCGGATTCACGGCGCTCACGCTTGCGCGCTGCGCGCGCTTCGAGTTCGGGGCGCTTGAGTTCGCCCCAGATGCGCGCGCGTTCCGATGCGCGCGCTCGCGCGGTGCGCGCGCTGGCCCAAATGATCGTGATCGCCGTGAGCGCGACGAGCGCGCACGCGAGCGTCAGAGAGCTGTAAGGGTTAAGCGTGAAGTTCATCGTTTCGTCCTCTCATCATGTCGTCAGCGAATTGTATCAGAGTACGAAAATGAGCGCGCATCCGGGGGATGCGCGCTCATCGCGTGGTGCGCGCTCATGCGCGCTCATCTTCAGTTTGGAGGCGTGAGCGGGACTCGAACCCACGTGCGCAGCTTTGCAGGCTGCTACCTTGCCGCTCGGTCATCACGCCGTGGGGTAGGGACCGACACGCGTACTGTGGATACGGGGTGTGTCGGCCCCTCCGTGGAGTTGACCCGATTCGAACGGGCACCCTTCCGCTTGCAAGGCGGATGCTCAACCAATTGAGCTACAACCCCTTGCGGCGTTCTCTACGCCGCCGCTCACAGTCTGCGCGGCAACGTTTGCAGTGTCTGTTGCCTCGTTTGTCTGTGTATGTATTCGATTCTGTGAATTTGTGGCCTTGGGGGCAATGTGTGAAGTTTTTACGTCCGTATCCCAAGAACAATCGACCACGTTCCGAAGCGTCCATCATGTTGTCTGATCGTGTTCCTGGCTGAAGATGCGCCGGGTTGACACAAGGCGGGTTGTCGCAACGGTGCCGAACATCGATGTCTCTCGGATACGTAGTTTCGTTAATCCATTCCATGATGAACCGGTGTGGAAGCACGAGCTTCCCGTTCACCTTGAAACGACCATATCCCTTGAAACCGGATGCTCCGGTCCATTCGATGCACGATCCGCGTTGTTCAGTTTTCGCCCAAAATCTAACAATAATATTCGTATCCACGTGCACCGAGAAGGACTCGAACCTTCGATTAGCGGTATGTAAAGCCGCTGCTTTTGCCACTAAGCTACCGGTGCGTAGCGAGCCCGAGATTTGAACTCGGAACCACGATCGTATCAGGATCGCGCTCTAACCAAGTTGAGCTAACTCGCCGAGTGAGCAGAGTACCCGCCTTCTCTGCTCCGGCCGGACCGAAATCTATCCCTATCCGACCACCCTTACAGACACGCATTGACCGGTGTGCCGTGCTATCTGCGTACCCCGCCCCGGCCTCGAACCGGGTACCTCTCGATTAAGAGTCGAGAGCACGTCCACATGTGCTTGCGAGGTGTGCGCCGTGCAGGACTCGAACCTGCGACCTCTGACTTAAAAGGAAAGAGCTCTGACCAGCTGAGCTAACGGCGCGTGATTCATTTGTTACGTGTCTCGCCGTGGGTTCGAACCACGGACCCCCGGGACTTCACTCCGGCGCTCTGCCAACTGAGCTAACGAGACATGACAAATCTCAGCGACGAGATTTGGCGTCTTGCCGAACACGACAACTCACGTTGCCGAGCCTTGAGCCACGGGACGGATTCGAACCGTCGACCACCCATTTACGAGACGGGCGCTCTGACCAGACTGAGCTACCGAGGCATGGAACTGTATGCCGGTATCGAACCGGCTCCCTCTGTTTGGAAGACAGATATGCGGCCTTTACACCAATACAGCGCGCCCCGAGAAGGAATCGAACCTTCGACACCTAGATCCGTAATCTAGTGCTCTATCCGCTGAGCTATCAGGGCTTGCGGCACGGGCTGGATTTGAACCCCCGACCTCTCCCTTTTCGGGAGCGCTCTACCAAACTGAGCTACGTGCCTGAACCATGGCACCTTGCAAGGTACTTACCATGGCCCCATCCGGCCGACCCTTAACTAGTACAGGTCAGCTAGTACTCGCCTCCGGATTCGAACCGGAACTGAACGGCGTTTGAAACCGTTGCCTCTGCCGTTGGGCTAGACGAGCATTTCTCGACGCCATGCCCACACAACGTCGATCGGTCAGTTCAGCGTTGCACCGCCGTACGAACTCACCTTGTACCCCGAGTCGGATTCGAACCGACAACTCCCGAAGGAACGAGAACCTAAATCTCGCGCGTCAACCAGCTGCGCCACCGGGGCATGTCTATGAAGTTGGGGAGTGTGACGGGACTCGAACCCGCAAGATCCCGGACCACAACCGGGCGCACTGCCTTCGTGCTTCACACTCAGTCGGGATAGGAGGAATCGAACCCCCGCTGTCTTGCTCCCAAAGCAAGCGCCTTACCACTGGGCCATATCCCGTTCGGTGCTCGACGGGACTTTAACCCGCATCATCCCCGGATACGTTGGGGCTGTCATGACCGTTGGACCACGAACACCTTGCGCCATACGTGGGGATCGAACCCACTACCTTCCGCGTGACAAGCGGATGCTCTTCCAATGAGCTAGTACGGCATGTTCAGTTGGTGAGGTCGGCACAACGCGACGTGCGCCGACCTCGTGCGTCGATCAGGACGCTCGTACTCCGACCGGGACTCGAACCCGGTACCCGACATTGAAAGAGTCGGATCTTAACCCATAGACGATCGGAGCTAGATCAGGCGCGCGCATCGCTGCGGTTGGTCACGCCTTCACGTCTTGCTAGTTCACGCTGCTCACCGTGGATTCGAACCACGAACCTTCCGCTCCAGAGGCGGCCGTTCTGCCGTTGAACTAGCGAGCATCGATATGAAGTTGTCGTGTCCGCTGGTATCAACAGCGTGCACGTCCCGCAGTCCGACGGGGAAGCTGCCCGAGCAGGATTCGAACCTGCGACCAGACGATTAACAGTCGTCCGCTCTGCCGCTGAGCTACCGAGCATCGGCTTGCTGCCTCGCTTGGATTCGAACCAAGAACCTCTAAGTCCAAAGCTTAGCGTGCTGCCAGTTGCACCACAAGGCATTTATATCAGAGCCGGGGATGAGGCTCCCCCGACTCCCGACCGATGGCGTGATCGGGGCGACCTTCTTCGAATGCCTCATGTCGCCTTGTACGGGTTACGGGACTCGAACCCGTGATCTCCTCACTGAGAATGAGGCGAGATAACCGCTACTCCAAACCCGCTTACCCTATTTGTGAAGTTTCCGCTCGTCGGCCATGACTCTATGATCATGCCCTCCACGGCTCGATCCACGGCCGACGAGCAGTGCCCACAGCACGACTCGAACGTGCAACCTGCGCCTCCGGAAGACGCTGCTCTATCCATTGAGCTACATGGGCTGAGTTGACGCCGTGGGTATCGAACCCACCTCCCCCAAAGGGACCGGCTTTACAGGCCGGTTGCCGCACCTGCGGCCGACGCCATTGCGCGGAAAGTAGAGGATTCGAACCCCCGCCGATCCGCTAAGACCGACGTCCCGGTTTTCGAGACCAGGTGCACGCCCGTTGGTGCATACTTTCCATGATCCGGCAGCACTTGCGGTCACCTAGCCGCATCAGCCTAGTTCCTACGTACTGCCGGTTCCCCTTCTCCCGTGCCCGTTGATCGCGTGGCAACGAAAGCGGAAGGTGAGGGAATCGAACCCCGGCCCGTGAGGACACCGAGTTAGCAACCCGGCTGCGCTTGCCAGTACGCGCACCTTCCATGTGATCGACCCGAGCCCGTAAGGTGCAACCCCCGAAAACCCCTGATCTCAGGTCGATCTCGTAGCGGGAGCGGGATTCGAACCCGCGCCATACGGCTTATGAGACCGCAGCTCTAACCCCTAAGCTATCCCGCATCGTGCGGCGCTTGCGCGCCTCGTAACGCGACCAGGACTCGAACCTGGAACCGGGACCGACTAGGTCCCTGCTCTGCCAATTGAGCTACCGCGTCAACCCGGTGCCAACCGAGCCCTTTTCCCGCCGAGCTAGCTAGGCTCGCGGGTCGTGTCCGTTGCGCGTGGCATTTGCGCTAGGTACCACTTCAGTGATGTACGGACCAACACACCGTGCGTGTCCGGGAGTCGAACCCGGCCTGATACTTGCGTTCACCCTCCGGTCTGCGTAGATATGCCACGCCACCTTGATCCGCTACTAGCGTTCTCTCACCCTCGTGCTACACGCGCCCGGAACCACCCGGGTTTTACCAGTTCTGGGGCTCATGACTTCCCGTGAACATGTTCCGTTGGCTGGTCAAGCCTTATGATGGCGGTACGGAACAACCCCGCAGCATACCCACTAGGATTCGAACCTAGAACCTCCGGTTTTGGAGACCGTTGCCCTACCAGTTGGGCCATGGGTACATGTGCCGAGCCGGAGCCCGGACTTCGATCGTACCAAGCGCCGGAGCGCTCGTCGTGCTACTTCGGGTTCGGCAGCGTCTGCCCGTTGTCCCAGTCGAGATCATCCCAGTCGTTGTCAGTCTGCATGTTCGTCCTCTCGTCGGTCCGGCGTGTTCTGCCTTGATGTATTAAACAATAGCACGGGTTCCCCGGGCACGCAACCCGGGGGTACCCCTTGCCGTTTCCGCAGCTCAGAGCGCGAACCACCGGTACCCGTGGTCTTTGACGTACCGCGTCTCGGCGCGCTTCTCTTTCGTGAGCTGCCGCAGGCTCGAATACACCTGCTGCTCTTTCTCGTCGAGCGCGATCGCCAGTGCCTCTTTCGAGACGCCTTCGACCGCGTCGGCTGCCTGTAGCAGCCGATACACGGCGTTGTCACGGTCGATCGTCTCTTGCGGCCGGGGCCGACCGCGACCCCGCTTAGGCTCGCTCTCAGCGGGCGCTGCGGTTGATTCCGTCTCTGCGGACGGAGTCTCGGACCTCGTGACCTGAGCGTCGATCTCAGCAGGATCGGGAGCTGCCCACGCGTCGGCGTCTACGGCCGGGATTGCGTGGTTCAGCACCGCGTCGACCTTCGCGCGCGTCTCAGCGCTGATCGTCGGAAGGTCGACCATTGCGGCCGTATCGTGCTTTTCGTCTTCGCTCGGCTCGACGAGCAGCGGCTTCGGCTGCTCGACGACGCCGCCCGTGGCGAACGTCGAGACGTCCGGCGCATCGACGATGTCGGCGCTCTCGGCGTTCCGCGTGTCGTAGGGAACGGCCGTGGGCTCGGCCGGTGGCGTGTCGGCCTGCTGCGCTTCGCGCACCTCGCGCCGACGCTTCGCGAACGGATTTTGTCGGTTTCGTGCAGTGAACACTATTTGTCCTCTCTTCGTGATCCTGTGATCTTACCATTTATGAAAAAGAGGGTGCCCGCGAAAGCGGGCACCCTCTTGAGCCGGGACTAGAAACCGGCGTCGTCGTCGGTGGCGACGCTCGCGCCGGAGTCCGAACCGTAGCCTAGCGATTCGCCCTCAGTGAGGGTGGGGAACTCCGTCACTTCGACTGCGCCGGAAGCCGGAGGCTTGATCGCCCATTGCACTTCCATGTAGTCGCCCCACTGAGCATCTTCTTTCTTCTTGATCTTGGCGCGGAAGGGCTTGCCTTCCATGACCTTCGCGATCTGCTGCATCGTCGGCTTGTGCTTCACGAGCGTGTCGAAGGTGATGCCGACCGCGCCGAGGCTCTGCATGAACTTCTTGGCCATGCTGCCCTCAGTCGAGCGGATCACGTAGAAGCGCTTGATCTCCTTGCCGGAGTGCGGGCCGCTCGTGATCTTCGAATCGACTTGCACCATGAGGTTGCCCGAACTCGACACCTTGCCTTCGGCCTTCGTGACGACGAAATCATATTCGCCGTCCGGGGGAAGGGTGAGCTTGTCTTCGACCTCGGAAATCCAGTCGTCCCACGTTTCGTCTGCCATTGTCCTTTATCCTTTCGTTTCGGCCGCAGCCGGGAAGATGAGACGCATGATCTGCGTCAAGTTCGGGTTGTCGTACGCCGACCGGTCGAATCGGTCTTCGAAGTTCGAGCCGGTCACGTACAGCGGGTGTGTCTTGACGAGCGCTCGGAAGACCGAAGGCGCATCATCGGCGATCATGCCTTGATCGTTCTTCATGAGCGCTTTCTTCATGAACACGATAGCGTCGAACGAGAACGGCAGCCGCCCCTGGATACCGCCTTGCATGGCGGGCCGGTGCTTACCATCCTTGAACGTGCTGTGTGCCGTTGCCGCGAACACGCGGAGCGGGTTCGCGGGGTCCGACACCCGCGTCATGATACGAGAGGTATCCGAGAGGACGCGACGCCGGATAGCGCCCCAGTCCTGAATCCGGAAGTCCTCGTCGACCTTGCGGATCGCTTCGATCCCCTGCTCTTGCCCGACCGTGAGCGAGTCGAGCCCGATCGACACGAATGGGTGATCAGTGCGGTCGAGCCATGGCAGCGTCTGCGCGAGGACTGCGGCGCTCGTGACCTTCACGATCGCAATGTCCCACGTTCCATCCGGCTTCGGCGGCGCTTGGGCGGGATTCCACAGTTTGAGCCGGAACGGCTGCCCGTCGCGGTTGGGATTCGATCGTCCCTGGAAGAACTGCCACTTGCCTTCGATGTCCAAGATCACGCATGGCGTCGGCATGGTGGCGAGCAGCGATGACTTGCCGTGCTTCGTCTCGCCGTATACCAAGAACGACGCCGTTTCCAGCTCATTGAACACTTCAGTCACTCATCATCTCCTCTCTGTCGTGTTTATCTATTACATAAGTCTATCACAGGTGCAGCGTACCGCGCGTGCGGGTCCCGTTCTTCAAAGAGGTCGCGGATGGCGTCTTCAACACGCGAGCCGTCGTCGAACATGCCACAGATGTCGAAGAATGAGCAATCCCATGAGCAGTCACGCGTGACGGTGGGCTGCGCGAACATCTTCACGCCGATCTCGCCGAGCTGCGCAATGCGCTCTTCGAACTCGATCACATTCGTGATGAGGCCGATGAGCCGGAGCCGATACGACTCAATCTCTTCGGCGTTGTGAATGATCGTCTCGCGCATGTAGAAAGGCGGCTTCGCCGTCTTCCCGCGCTTGACTTTCCGCAGCATGTTGTACAGCGCGCCGTCGACATGCTGATCGGGATACACGATCGAGAGCAGCAGGTGATAGTGCAGCATCTGCGGATCGCTCTGCAATGTGGGCAGCATCTGCGTGAAGTTCTGCACCGTCTTGTGGTCGACGAACTGCGTAAAGCCGGTGACCTCGTCGAGCACGCGAGCGTCAAGCTTGCCGACGATCTCGACAGACTGCCCGAAGTCAGCGCCAAGCTGATCGGCTGTGATGCTGATCTGCTCTTCGGCCCCGATCACTTGCAAGTGCGCGTCGGCTCCGGTGTCGGTAAGCCACTCGAAGTAGCCTTCGACCATGGCCCGTTCAAGGTCGGTATCTTTGCGGAACTTTTCGAGCACGTTTAGATCGGGCTCGACGCCGAGTTTCTGACACTGATCGGCATACCCGACGAGCGCCGCGCCGATGGCGTGTTCGAGCGCCTGCCGGGGATCGGTGGGGTTGTCTGGCGTGTAGAACGCTTCGAGCGCGGTGTGTACCCGCGTGCCGGACTGCAACGGCCCCACGGGGCCGTGCAGTCTCGGCGCGAGGCGGCGCACGTGCCGCAGCCAGTACCGGCGCTTGCAGCGCTGGAAATCCTTCAGGTCTGACTGCGAGATGCGCCTTACGTCGTTCATGGTCCTCCGTCGATGTCGTCATTCATGGCGTCTTCGTACTTCGTGATCTCGGCGTCGATATCGATGTCGAGCAGATCGAGCGCTTCGATTCGAGCGGCTTCGGCGTCAAGGTGCGCCGTCGACTTCCCGGCCGCCTTGAGTTGTTCGCGGTCGCGCACGATCTCTTCGAGCCGCTGCATCTTGGCGTACAGCTTTTCGACCTGCGTCTCTTCGATCGTGTCGGCCGTGATGATGTCGATGATCGTGATCGCCTCGTGCTGCTCCGACCCGATGCGGTGCACCCGGTCTTCGCCTTGCATGTTGTCGATCAGCGACCACGACCGTTGCAGCCGCACAAGCGTGTCAGCCGCCGTCATGTTCAGGCCGACGCCACCGGCCTTGTACGTGAAGAGAATGTACTTGAGCTTGCCGGACTGGAAAGCTTCGACCGTCTCGTCACGCTGCGCTCCGGTCACGCCGCCCGTGATCACGCCGTACTCGATACCGGCAGCGGTGAGACGCTGAGTAGCAAGGTCGATGAGCTGCCGGTGCTCGGCCGCGATGGCAAGCGGCTTGCCGGGGTTGTCTTCGATGATCGACATGAGTTCGTCGATCTTCGACGACGGGTCGGTGAGCGTGACCTTCCACGATCCGACGTCTTCGGGCGTCTCGCCCTTATCGACGTCGCACATGGCAGAGGCGAGTTGCAGCAGACGCGTCGCGGCCGGGAGGTTCCCGTTCATGACGAGCTTGTCGCCCGACTCCGTGGTCAGTACGTACTCGTCGGCAACCTCCTTATACGCCTTCGCCTGCTTCGGGCTCATCTCGACGTGTCGCACGACGCGCGTCTTCGCCGGGAGCTGATCGAGCACGAGCGCTTTCAGCATCCGGCGCATACGAACATCGAGCAGCGACAAGAACTCGTCGCGCGTGGCCGGTTTCAGGCCGACGATCGACATGCCGCCGAAGGCGTTGAACTCGACTTCGGCGTACCGGTCGATGAACGCCGACTTGCGCGGGAACCCTTCGGGGTCGATCGTGTGCAGGATCGACCAGATGTCGCCAGGGTGGTTCGCCACCGGCGTACCGGTGAGCGCCCAGCGGTATTCGACGGTTGGCCCGTGGAACACACGCCAGATCGCGCGGGACTGCAAGGCGCGCGGGTCCTTCACGCGGTGCGCCTCGTCGAGCACGCAGACCTTGAACGGGATCGCGTTCAGTTCCTTGTCGTGCGTCTCGCACTTCGCCGGAGTCAACGCCTCGTCGCCGGAGACCGGGTCGCACTCACGGCACTTCTTCAGGCGCACCGATCCGTACGGCGCGAGGCGCGAGTGCAGTCGGATGCTTTCGATGTTCATGATCACGACGGCGTTTCGAATAGCCGGTCGTCCGTCTACGTACACCGCTTCGAGCTGCTTCCGGCGCTTCGCGGCGCTCCCATCGATCACGACCGGGGTCGCTTCGGGCAGCCACTTAGTGATTTCGCGCGCCCAATTTCGCTTAGTCGAGTTCGGGCAGACGACGAGCGCGGGATATGCACCCTGCTCGACGTATCCCATACCCGACTCATCGCCGGTTCCCCATACGTCGCGGCTGTCCTGCTTGTTCACGGCGCGCAGTGCTGCAAGCGTCTGAAGCGTCTTGCCTGAACCCATCTCGTCGCCGAGCAGCGCGCACTTCGCCGTGACCATGAAGTCGCGGCCGGGCAGCTGGAAGGGGTACAGCTTGTCTGCGTGATCGTTGTCGGCGTCGTAGGCGTACGTATTCACCGGCTTGCGCGCATCGCGCAGTTCGAGCACAGCGTCACGGCGCATCTTCTCAAGACGCGACCACCCTCCGAGCAGCTTGCCGACCTTGAGACGGTCGCCGAAGATCGCGCGCGCCTGAATGCACGCCGCCCATGACTTCGGCAGCGTCCACTGCTTGAGATTGGCGTTCCATTCCTTGCCGGGAATCTGCGTCACGAGCGGCTTGTCTGCCCACAACGTGTCGTGCAGAACGATCCGGCTGCCCGTCTCGTCGAGTTCTGCGATGATCGGATTCATCTTTGTCCCTTCGTCTCGTCGTCGATTTTCATCATAGCACCGTTCGACACGGCGAGCCATCCCGGGTAGTCGATATCGTTGAGCAGCGCGTACGCCTGCCGGGCGGCGTCGGTGGCATGGCCCATCTTCGCCGAGTACCACCCCGCTCGACGCAGCGCGACGTCGTTCGCAAACTTGAGATTCGCCTTCATGTACTGCCGGATCGGGTTGCTCGTGTACAGCTTCGCGAAGGCGCGCACCATGCCGGTAATCTCAAGCGCGTCGCCCTGCTGCGAGGACTTCGCAGTGCGCGCGTTGATGATGAAGCGTTCGACGGCGATGTACACGCCGCCGAACCCGACATAGTCGCCTGCACGCACGACGAGGTTCCGCATCATCACCGGCATGTGCTCGGCGGCCACTTCGTGCCGCATGATCTGCTCGTCGAGAAATCCGCGTCGTGGGTGGTTCGAGTACACGAAGATTCCCGTCGTCTTGCCGGGATCGACTCCGAAGAGTACGTATTCGTGATCAGACATCACGCTTTTCCGCCCATCGTTTCCCGGTCGCCCCGCCCGAAGTGAGTGGCAGCGACAGCAGCTTGTCGTCGTTCATGATCGTGTTCATCGTGGCAATGGCGTCTTCGACATCATCGTCCGGCACTTCCGAAATCGCTTCGTCGTGCACGGCGAGCACGAGATAATCGCCGAGCCCGGCCGCGTCGAGTTCGAGTAGTTTCGTCTTCATGATCTCCGCTGCCATGCCCTGAATCATGTAGTTGACCAGGGGATACAGCTTGCCCGGATCATCAGCGATGAAGTGTCGCCCGGTGATCGGCGACATGACGTAGGCCGAGCCTTCGGCCTTGTACCGCTGCGCTGCGTCGCGCTGCACACGACGCTGGAATTCCGGCACTTTCGCGAACGTGCGCTTGTAGTCGGCTGCGAACCGCTCGATCTCGGCAAGAGGCAGGTGCGTGGTGCGTGCCAGCCGCTCATTCCCTGCGCCGTAGTTGGACGCGTACACGTACGACTTCGTCAGCGACCGACGCGGGTCCTTTTTCACGATGGATGGGTCCGAATAGATCGTCTGCGTCATGAACGTGAAAAAGTCGCCCGGCTGCTCGAATGCGGCGAACAACCCCGGGTCTTGCGAGAGATGCGCGAGCAAGCGCAGCTCTACCTGATCGAAGTCGAACATCACGAGCGTCGTGCCCGGCGATGACACAATGCAGTTGCGCACCACGATCGACAGCGGATCATCCTCGTCGACACGCGGCAGCTGCTGCAAGTTCGGCTTCGACATCGACATGCGTCCGGTCACGACACCGAAGCCGGTTGTGTCCTCTTCTTTGAATCCGAGCGTGTTGATGCTTGGATGAATCCGACCGTCCCGCTCGGAATACTCAAGGAACCGGCGCAGGTACGTCGATTGCAGCTTTTCCACGCGCTTGTGCTCTTGCAGCAGTTGCGCGAGCGGGTGCCGGATGCCTTCGAGCGCGAACTTGTCCAGCGACCATGCGCCTTGCTTGGTGCGCTTCCACAGCGGCACGTTATCGCGCAACAGCACTTCAACGATCTGTTGCGACGAACCGAGCGAGACGCCGAACTCGTCGTGTCCGCGCTTCGCCAGCGCCGCGTGCAAGTCCAGGAACTCACGGGACTTGTCGGCCGTGTACTCACGGTCGACGAGCACGCCCTTGCGTTCCATCCGGTCGGCGATCCACCCCACCGACAACTCAATGTCGTACGCGTGCGGCGCGATGCGCTCAACCTGCGGCCAGAGCAAGTCCCACAGTCGCACCGCGAGCACCGGGTCAAGCGCGGCGTACACCCAGTACACGGCGTACTGCCCGGTGGCGGCGATCGGGATCGTTGCCCATGTGTGGCCGGTCGCGTCCATCACGTCGTGCAGTTGTTTCTGAGCGGCTGCGGCTGCCTGATCGATATGGCGCGCGCACAGCTGCTTCAACGCAACCGACTTCGTCGGGTCGACGATGTGCGCCAACATCATCGTGTCGTCGACCAGGTGCACCGGAACGTGCACACCGTGGTTGCGCAGCATCGCGACGTCATAGCGCGCATTGTGCGCCACGAACCGGCCGTGACGCTGCCAGCGGTGCACGATCTCTTCGATCAACCCTTGCCAACGCTCGATCGGAATGGCCCACCCCTGATGCGCATCCCCGAACTGCACGAGACGCACGCGATCGATCTCGGGGGAGATGCCGGTGCCTTCAGTGTCGAAGCCGATACGGTCGCATGTCAGACCTTCCAGCCATGTCATGCACGCGTGCACGTCTTCCAGTGTCTCAACAAGGCTGAGCTTGACGCCCTTGAGTCCCATCAAATGTCCTTTCATCCTGGTCAGAGCACGAAACCCCGCCTGAGCGGGGCTCGTACGTATATCTTACTCCGGTCGGTGGCTGCGCATGAGCCGGATGCCGGAGAAATCGTCGTCAACGTCGTCGGTTGCAGGCGTCAGACGCATCAGTGTACGGATGCATACCGTCAGTGAAATGCTCGCGAGGGCGACAGTGCCCATGACGATTAGTAGTAGTAGTACATACAGCGTTACAGAGAGTGAACTCAAGTCCATAGCGGGACCCTTGGGTGGTAATGGGTGAATTACGGCAAGCATACGAGAGACCGGCCCCGTGATCGGGACCGGCCTCCGTGTTCGTCGTCGCTATTCGGGCTTGTCGGTGTCGTCGACCGGAGCCGGGTACTCGACTTCAGCCCACGTGTCCCACATCGGCACCGGGTCGCCGCCGAGTTCGTCGGCGTCGTGGTTGCGCGTCACGCGGCACCGGAAGGATTCGACCGTCTTCAGGTCGATCCCTTCGTTCGCGAACATCGCACGAGCGACGTTCACGAGATTCTGCGTCGCGGCGAAGGCATCGTTACCCATGCCGCCGCGCACGGTCATGAAGTCGGCTCGCATCATTTCAGGCTCAGAACTCACTGTCATCAACCTCGCACAGACGCCGCGCGACGGCATGTCCCTCGTCGGGGTCGGCTTCGCCGGTCACGACAAGGAACTTCGCGAGCACGTCGAGCATTCCGCGCCACCGGTCGTCGAGTTCAGGGCGTGGCTCGCCTGCTGCCTGAATCCGCAGCTTCTTCGCATGGGCGCGCTTGACGAAACTGATCATCTCGGCGCGTGCCGCTTCGTCCGCTTCCGCACGCTCCCGAAATCGCTCTTCGCGCGCGTCGATAATCGAACGCAGCTCGTCGACTCCGGCAGAGACCGGGATCGTCTCGACTCCGGCTTCATACATCCGCTCGCGGATGCCCATGTAATCGGCGTATGCCTCTTCAAGCACCGAACGAGCGACATGTGCGTAGGCCGAACGTGTGGGCTCGTCGCCGCGCTTGATCGTCTCGACCTTGCCGTCATAGAACACCCGGCCGTCCTGTGTGTCGATCACGCCCATCACGAACGTGTGCATGAAATTGCGGCTCATCGTGTTGAACCCGGCTGCGAGCATGTGCGCGCAGTTGATCGCGTCAGTGTCGCTCGATGTGAACGATGTCGAGTGGTACGGCGAGTCGTCACCGTCGAAGACGCGCGTGAGCGTGTACGTCGTGGTCGGTGGCATTACAAGCTCCCGAGGAATGAGCCGAACTGCACGAGCACGTACAGCAGGACAATGATCGTTGCGAGCGCGGCAGCGCCGAGCACGATCGCCACGGCGAGCGCGCAGCCGCTGAGCTTTCGCTTGTCCTCTTTATTCAGATTCGTCATGTTTCCTTCTTCCGTTGATTCCTATTAGTCGAACATGTCGCCATCGATGATGACCACGGAGCAGCCCATGCAGAGCAGGAACACGACCACGCCGATGATGATCGAAACCGGCTGATCGAGATCGAAGCCGAATCGAGCGACATAGAACCCGACAACGCCGAGCCCGACCGAGATCAAGAGCTGAACGAGTGTCGCCACGGCTAGTCCTGCTCAGTCTCGAAGTACGCGCCGTTCGCCGTCTTGTGCGGTCCGCCATGGCCTTGGTTCCGCGTGCATTGGCTCTTCGCCGGATCGACGAGCGGGTTCGCGAACCGCTGCGCGAAGCAGCGCTGCCCTTCGACGCGCTGCCCGTTCACGAAGTAGAAGAAGTTCGACTTCGGCTCGGGTTCGGCCTTCGGAGCCGCAGCGGCAAGACGCACGTACAGCTCAGCACGTTGCATGTCGCGCTCACGCTGCGTGCTAGTACTCCAGGGCCCTTGCATAGCCTGCTCGGCCTTGTCGGCGTAGTACGCAAAGTCTTTCGGCTTGTTACTCATCTTCGGCCTGCGCCTTCCGCTCAATCCACATCACGCGGTACGTGATCTCGCCATGAGGCATGATCAGCGTCGACCGGTGGTGCGTGTCGCCGATCGTGTCGACCGTCGCCGTGTACGTGAAGTCGAGTCTCATTTCAGTGGCAACCTGTGCCATGTCTTCGGTGTGCGCGTTGAACCGCGCCTCACGCTCGTCGTGGTCGCCTTCGATCACGCAGTGCATGATCTGGAGTGGTCCGAACTCATCTACGGGAATGGGGGCGTTCAGCCGGATCACGTCGCCGAGCTTGCGCAGGTCGTCGGCGATCTTGGTACGTCGTTCGTCAGTGTCCATTCTCTATCCTTCATCGTTTCGTCGTAGTGCCCGGTCCAACGGCAATCGGACCGGGCGGCTTCCCCCGCAAAGAGAAGAACTATTACTCTCGTCAAGCCTAACATATATGTCAGAGTCCCGCGAGCGGGTCGACGTCGGCCCCGTTGCGGCTGCCTTGGGGGATCACCGGCTCATACCGGGCGAGCAGGTCGGCGATGCGTTCATCAACGCACGCAGCGTCACGGAACGCGGCGGCGTTGTGCGGCGGGATCGCCATGTCACCCGTGTCGCGCCGGAAGTCCTTCTTTGTAGGCACGAATAGCTTGCGGAGCACGTCTTCGGCATCCTCAGTCCAGATGATCGTGTCGCGCTGCCACTCGCCTTCGATCGCCGACTTCCCGAGCGAGACGAAGACGTATTGCCAGCGCGCGATGGGCTTGAACCGGCCATCGCCCTCATCTTCGACCGGCTGCGCCCACAGGATCGCCGTATCAGTCCAGCGGCAGCGCGAGCAGCTTTTGCCCGGCGCGGGCTTCGTGCCGGGCGCGTGGTTCAAGTGCGTCTTGCGGTATGACGAGCCGAAGCCCAGTACGCGCGCGTAGAACACTTCGCCGGTGTCGTCGGCCGTGAAGAACTGCAACGGCAGGTCGGCGATGCTGTCGACCTCGGAAGCGTAAGGGTAGTCCGCCATGAAGTCGGCGAACGCCTCGGTTCGTACATCAATCGGCGCGGTTGTAGTCGACATATGTCGTCCTTTCATCATCGTGTCGTCGTCTTGATCGGTCCGGCAGCGGACCGGCACGACGAAAGCCTAGCACGAGCGGTATTATGGTTGGTAGACGACAGATGAAGGGATAACAGATGTGGCTAGTGTGACTTATTCCCGGTTCGCTTCGGCGCGCCCCGGGGCTGTGGCGTATGCCTGCACGAAGCTCGGGTTCCGCGTGTTCCCGCTGCGTGTCGACACCGGGACGCCGGTCTTCGCCGAGTGGCCAGAGCGTGCGACGAGGGACTTCGAACAGATTCAAGGTTGGTGGACGGGCAACTACGCGCCGTGCGGCGTCGGGATCGCCACCGGACCGGAGTCGGGCGTCTGGGTGCTCGACATCGATATGAAGCACGGGATCGACGGCTTCGCCAGCCTGCGCGACCTCACGCACCGGCACGGCGGCACGGTCGACGAATTCACGCGCACCATGTGCGTGCGGACGCCCAGCGGCGGGGCGCACCTGTACTTCCGATGGAACGAGGCGGCCGACGCCGAAGGCGGCGTGCGCAATGAGTCGTCGGGAAAGATCGGCGCGGGGATCGACGTGCGCGGCATCCGTGGGTACGTCCGGGCTCCCGAGGTCGGCGCGTACCGAATCGTCGAGCGAGCGGGGAAGCGATTGCTGCACGTTGCCGACGCGCCCGATTGGCTCGTGCCGCTGTGCAAGAAGCGCCGGGCGACCACCGTCGAGCCCATGACGAACGCGGACATCCGCGCACGCATGTCCGATCGCGGGCAGGCGTGGGCGAAGTTCGAAGCGGCCGAGAGCGTGCGGAAGTTGGCACGTTCGGCGGCCGGTACGAGGAACGACATGCTCAACCGGACGGCGTACCGTCTCGGTACGCTTGCAGCTCTATACGGCGAACCGTCTGAGGCGGATGCCCGCGCGTGGTGCTTCAAAGCAATGCGCCACGCCGGAGCGAACGACACGGCCGAGCAGCAGATGCGGACCTTCACATCCGGTTGGGAATCCGGTCGGGCAGCGCAGACGACGAAAGTCGCCGATCACGCTCCCGTCCGTGAAACGTAGAAAGGGACGAAAAGCGATGATCGACGACCAGACAGATAACCCTGAAACCGACCCTAGCACGCCCGAAACGGACGACTTCGCCGCGAGTATCGTCGGCGGCATCACCGGAGCACGGGAACGCGTTGACGAGACCATGCCGGACGCCACGGCCGTCGTCGACCTTGATCAGGCATACCGGTTCCTGCCCGAGAGCGTTGCGCTTGACGAGCCGGTGCCCGGACCGAAAGAGCCGGACAAGGTCGCGCGGTTCCTCTTGTACCTCTTCGCGGACGCCGGGATTCACCTGAAGCACTGGCGAGACGAGTGGTATCTGTACCGCGAAGGCGAGACGGGCGGCGCGTATCTGCGCATGGGCGG